CCGCCTCCCAAGGCGGGCCATCGGCTCTTCACATGGTGTGAATGAGCTATCGTTTAGGTGAGGGATCGTAAGGATCCTGTCCCCGCTCTACATTTGACGAGGTTATTACTATGTCATATCCGCGCAATCGGTCTTCGGGTCCCGTTGAAAAACATGGGGAATATTCATTCACCCGCAACGGAGGCGTGCAGCCCGGTTATCCCAAATCGCATCTTCTCAGTTCTGAGACAAAAGCGATGAGTGATTACGTTACTCCTGGTTACAGGAGAATCGTGCGTAGCGGTGGGATAGTTAATACACCTTGCAGTATGGTCGTGACATCGCATACTTGCGGTGGAGGTACTTACAGTGCCAAAAACACGTATTCAGGCTATACCTACGCGCTAACTGGAAACTATTCGACTACCAAACACGGCCTTTCACAGGCTGCGACCGGTGGTCAGTGGGGTTCAGTTGCGCAGGCTAATCTGGATTTAGAACCGCTTACTGCAAAGGCTAAGTTACAAGCCCTAGCACAAGTGGATTCTACACCATACGCCTTCGCTGAAGATGTAGCCGAGTTACGGGAGACTCTTTTGTTTCTTCGTAACCCGGTTAGAGACCTTGTACGACATTCGCGTGCTTTCAAAAAGTACGTTAATGCGCTCCGAAAAAAGAGAAAGTATCGCGGTTTTGATCCAGCATCTGCGTTTTCTGATGCTTGGTTACAATATCGCTTTGCTATTTCTCCTCTTGTCCGGTCTATCACGAGTCTTTTGGACGCGAGACAGACTACGACAACAAGACACAAGCGACGAGTCGCTCGTGGTTTTGCTCGGGGGAAGGAGCAGGATGAGTCTCAGTATGGGTATAACAGATACTCAACTGCGCTTACCTTCGATACAAGGGCCTCGCATTCAGCGGAAATTAAGGCTGGCATAATCTACGAGGTTGCAAACCCTGTAGATGACTGGCGCTTTAAATACGGTCTCAGGTACAAGGATATACCGGTTACTTTGTGGGCTATTGCTCCATACAGTTTCATGGTAGATCGTGTTGTTCAAGTCTCTGATTCTATTAGAGGCTTGACCAATCTCCTTGATCCATATGTAGAGATAAAGGCTGGATTTGTGGTGACCAAAGAAGATCTATCCTCACAAGTGAGGTGGACCGGCGATGATCATCCGCAAACCAACGTAACCCTATTTGGTGATACTGTTACCGATAAAGCATTTCGGTACAGTCGCCAAGTTTGGACGCCGACGCTTAAGGACACACTGCCCAAGTTTAATATCAAGGGCCTTGTTACTGATGCGTCAACATTAACCGATCTCCTTACACTGGTTTACAAAAACCTTAGGTGATCAATAACCCAGGAGGCCATCATGGCTTTAACATCCTTTGCCCCCGTAACAGGTGGCAGTACTTCGACTACCGGCGGAACCGGAATAACTCTCGGTTCTACTGGTGCAGCAAATGGCGATTCCGTCAAGTTTATCGCGACCGGTGATCCGCTGCTGACACAACGTTCTCTCACCTTTCAGGTGAAAGCGCATCGTGCTTCAGCTGCGGCTCCGGGCGGATACACTCAGGCTCGTCGCGTCGTGGTAGTTTCCATTCCCAAAACATTGGCGAATGGTAACACGACAGTTAACACAGCGCGTGTCGAAATTTCGGCAGACCCGGAATCTTCTGATTCTGATGTCAGTGCGCTGCGTGAACTCATTGTCCAGGCTGTAAATGACAGTGCCGTTGACAGTTTCTTCAACGACCTGTCTCTGCTTTGAGCCCGCGTTTTAGGGTGACACTTTTGGTGTCACTCTTTGCGTGCTCTCTGCAGCTGTCTGGCTGCTATGCTTCTCTCAAACATCTGGAGATTTCCAATGAGAAAAGACAAGACGAAGTACCCTCGAAAAAAGAGGAAGTCGTTCTTCAACCCTGACGTAATATCGACAGAAATTGCGTCTTGCATTAGGGAGGACATCACTAGCTCAAAGAATGTAATGTATGCTAGTGGTGGCTCGTCTTTAATGTACTCTGAGATCCAGGTGCGTGATACCTTAAAAAAGTATTGTTCACCTGTTCAGGACAGTCGTTCCAAGCTTGAAAGTGAATGTTTCTCGAAATTTCTTTCGATTAATAGTCACATGCTGAAATACTCAGGAGAAAATTTATTTCTTCCTTCTGAGGACTCGGCATCTGCTTGTTCCGATCGCCATAGGAAACTGTGGCTCGCCCGGTGGCTCGTTTATCGAGTACTGGGTGATGTAAGCACGGAAGAAATCTTCAAGAGCTCTCGCCATTCTGGCGGTAGCTCACTGGGGGTACCTTTTATGGATACCTCTTTACGAAGCAAATCTTCTGTTCCTATCTCTTGTACTAGACGAGTTAAAACGCTATTATCATCTTACCTTACCTATGACTTCCGTTATAGGGAAGCTATCCGAGATCTCGGAGGCAATTGTGATGAAAATCACTGGTATGATGTCGTTAGCTCCTCACGTGCTACTACTGTCGACAAGACAACCGACAAACGACGTATGATAGCTGTTGAGCCTACTGGCAATATGTTTTTCCAGCAAGGTCTCATGGCTATCATGTATCAACGTCTTAAGAAGGTTGGCCTTGATGTTGAGTCTCTACCATCTAAGCACAAATATCTTGCCTGGCTTTCATCTATAACCTCATCTCGAGGTACAATAGACTGGAGTTCAGCGTCCGATACTGTGTCTTACGATCTAGTTCGTTGGCTTCTGCCTCCGCGCTGGTTCTGGTGGGTAGACATTGTCCGGTGTCCTCTAATGACCATTTCTGGTCGTCAGATTAAACTGAACATGTTTTCCACGATGGGGAATGCAACAACATTTCCTTTAGAGACTCTGGTCCTTTGGTCCCTTGGCATGGCTACTATCATCTATGATGAACTACCTTCACGTCGCAAATGGCCTCAACGGCCAAGTTGCATTCACACGTATTTACGTGATGACCGTGTAAGTGTGTTCGGAGATGACTGTATCCTTCCTACGCCCTCTTGCGACGATTTTGTGTCGCTTGCAGAGAGTGTTGGGTTTATAGTAAACTCTGAAAAGAGTTTCTATAAAGCCTCGGGCTTTAGGGAGAGCTGCGGTGGTGATTACTATCGCGGTTATGACGTGCGTCCCTTTATGTTAAGGGCGCCTACCTCGACCTCCCGGTCTGCTCTGGAGCCATGGCTCTATACAGTTATGAATAGGTGCTTAGAGAAATACATGTCGTATTTCGGCACACTAGCATATCTGTATAACCGTAGTCTTCTGGAGCTTTTCAGGCGGTTGACTCGTGAGTATAACATCTTTGTTAAAGTTGTTCCTCACGACTTCCCGGATGATGCAGGACTAAAGATCGGCCATGATTTGGCTCGGTTTAGGCTCTGCTATCCTGGTATTCGCTTTTCGAATATCAGTATGGATCAACATGGGACTGTTCACTTTTCGTTCTGTAGGTTTCGTTATCGTAACGAGGCCTCGAGATTCGATCATGTGACATATAGTTGGTGGCTTAAAAACCCACCTCCTATTATGGATTCTCGCGATGTTTTGCGGAATCTATATCCTTCAGCCGTAAGGCCTTTTGATCCCATCCGTAAGAAGGGTGGTTATGTAGTAGCTAAGGGTAAGAGCTCCTTTTGGGACCTTTCCCTCTAAGTACAAAGTAGCCAGTTTTTAACTGACTCTCTGTCGCC